TTTTTATAATGGACTATCTGTACTTCCGTATGATAATGGAAGTTACGTTCAAGCACCTTTTACTGATTGTACTAAAGAAGAATATGAAAAATTGTTTTCAAAACTTCACTCAATTGACTTATCAAAAGTTATTGAATTGACAGATGAAACAGATTTAAGTGGTGAATTAGCTTGTGCTGGAGGAGCTTGTGAGATTAAATAAAAAACATACAAATATTAACGAGTCAGATAAGGGGGAAGAGATTCCTCCTTTTGACTTTTATATTGAGGATGGAAAATATGTTTTCACAGAACATTATCATTTGAGACGTGGTAATTGTTGTGGAAATGGTTGTAGACATTGTCCTTATTTTCCTGCTTACAAAAAAGGAAATACAACTATATTTATAAACAATGGCTAATGGTATAACATATGGTATAAATTTTCCGTTCAGAGATTCAAAACGAGGGGATTATTTAGAATTAACGGAGCTTCAATCTCAGGAAATTAAGGCTGCTTTAATACATTTGTTGTTAACCAGAAAAGGTTCAAGATATTTTTTACCAGAATTTGGCACTAGATTATATGAGTTTTTATTTGAACCATTTGACGGATTAACATTTAATGCAATTGAATCTGACATTAGAGATGCAATTGAAAACTTTATGCCAAATCTATTGGTTAATAGTTTAAGTATTACTCCTGCAGACCCACAAGAAGAAGTGGATATAGCGACAGGACAAAACTTGATTGGAACCAGTGAATCATCAATCTATAGATTTCCAGGTAAAGGTACTTCAGAATACACAGCAAAAATAAGAATAGATTACTCGACTAACGGGGCTACATTTGGTCAGAGTGATTTTGTAATTATCAATATTTAAATAAGATGGCAAATAACAGAATATCATATACTAGTAGAGATTATCAGTCAATAAGAACTGAACTCTTAAATTACGCAAAAACTTACTATCCTGATTTAATTCAAGATTTTAATGATGCCTCAGTGTTCACTGTTTTTCTTGATTTAAATGCTGCAGTTGCGGATAACTTACATTATAATATTGATAGAAGTATTCAAGAAACCGTTTTACAGTATGCTCAACAAAGGTCTTCAATTTACAACATTGCAAGAACATATGGGTTAAAATTGCCAGGTCAAAGACCATCGGTATCGTTAGTAGATTTTTCAATTACGGTTCCTGCCTTTGGTGACAAAGAAGATGAAAGATATTTAGGTACTTTATCAAGAGGTTCTCAAGTTACTGGTGCTGGTATTGTATTTGAAAATGTTTATGATGTTGATTTTGCATCACCATATAACGCTCAAGGATTTCCAAATAGATTAAAAATTCCAAACTTTAATGCGAATAACATATTAATTAACTATACAATTACAAAAAGGGAACTTGTTGTTAATGGTATTACAAAAGTGTTTAAAAAAGTAATTGGAGCTAATGATGTTAAACCATTCTTTGAATTATTTTTACCTGAAAAAAACGTATTAGGAATTACAAGTGTATTATTAAAAAATGGAACTACCTATACCAACGTACCAACAACTGCAGAATTCTTAGGTTTAGATAATAGATGGTATGAGGTGGACGCTTTGGCTGAAGATAGAGTGTTTGTTGAAGACCCTACAAAAGTGTCTGACCAACCTGGTATTAAAGTTGGTAGATATATTCAAACACAAGATAGATTTATTACTGAATACACACCTGAAGGATTTAAAAAGATGACATTTGGTGGAGGTACAAACACTGCTCAAGACCAATTAAATCAATTTACAACACTAGGTGCGACATTAGATTTACAACGATATAGTAATAACCTTTCGTTAGGTGCAACACTAACACCAAATTCAACTTTGTTTGTTCAATATAGAGTTGGTGGAGGTTTGGCGACAAACTTAGGTACAAATGTAATTAACTCTATTGGTACCGTATCATTCTTTGTGAATGGTCCTTCTGAAACTACAAACTCATCCGTGGTTAATTCATTGAGGTGTGTTAACGTAACCGCAGCTGTTGGTGGAGCGGGTATACCATCACTTGAAGAGATTCGAAACTATGTTTCATTTAACTTTGCAGCACAAAAAAGAGCAGTAACAGTTCAAGACTACGAATCATTAATTAGAAACATGCCAGCTCAATTTGGAGCACCCGCAAAAGTATCTATTACGGAAAACGATAATAAGATATTGATTCAAATATTGTCATATGACACTTCAGGTAAATTAACCAATATTGTTTCAAACACATTAAGACAAAATATCGCGAATTATTTATCAAACTATAGAATGATGAATGATTATATTTCTATCTTTAGTGCAGAAGTAATTGATTTAAGTATGGATATTTCTATTGTGTTAGATTCCGCCCAAAATTCAGGTCAAGTAATTTCAAGTGTTGTTGATAAACTATCAGCATACCTTAATCCTCAGACAAGACAATTAGGTCAAAATGTTTATTTATCTGAAGTTAGAAGTTTAATACAAAATACTAATGGAGTATTAACAGTTGCTAATATTGATGTATTCAATGAAGTTGGAGGACAATACTCTTCGGCTGAAACTTCTATGGTTTATGCAAACGAAGAAACAAAATTAATATTACCTGTTGATGACACAATATTTGCACAACCATCACAGGTTTATCAAATCAGATACCCAAATAAAGATATTAGAGTTTCAGTTAAAAATTTCCAGTCTGTAACTTTTTCATAACAAGTTTATTTTATTATTTTTTAGTTTATTATTTAGTGGTGTGGGTGCCTTTAAAAATTCCACATAAACTATTTATAAATTAAAATAACTTAATGAGTCAATCATATAGAATAAGAACGGGGTTAGGGATTAATAAAACAATTAACATCCAACTTGACCAAGAGTTTGAATTTTTAGAAATTTTATCTTTAAAACTCCAACAAGAAGATATCTACACAAAAAGTTGTGCGGAATATGGTGTTGTTGTTGGTAGAGTAACTGCGAATAACGGGTTTGGACTTCCAAATGCAAGAGTATCTATTTTTATTCCAATAGAATCAATAGATGAATCTAATCCTTTAATAACAAGTATATACCCTTACAAATCACCTACCGATAAAAACGAAGATGGTTATAGATATAACTTACTTCCTTATGAACAATCATACTCAAGCCACGCAGCCACAGGTACATTACCAACAAGATTAGATGTTTTAACTGGTAGTACCGCAATTGAAATATACGACAAATATTATAAATTTACGGTAAAAACAAACGAGAGTGGAGATTACATGATAATGGGGGTACCTCAAGGTCAACATACCTTAGTAATGGATGTTGATTTATCTGATATTGGAGAATTTTCGTTAACACCGCAAGATTTAATTAGAATGGGTCTTGCTAGTGAAGGTCAAGTTGCGGGTAATAGATTTAGAACTTCAACCGATTTAAATTCATTACCACAGATTATTAATATTGTTAGGGATTTAGAAGTATCTCCACTTTGGGGTGACCCAGAATTGTGTGATATCGCAATCAATCGTGTTGACTTTGATTTAAGAGATGATGCAAATATTGATATCCAACCAACATCAACGTTTATGGGTTCAATATATTCTACTGCAGATAATTTTAGGGTAAAAAAGAATGGTAGACCTAGTGATAATATGGGTAATCTATGTTCATTAACGTCAGGTCCAGGACAAATTATCGCAATAAGACAAACAATTTTTCAAGATTCTATTGGTAATCCAGTGTTAGAATCATATCAATTAGAACAGTCAGGTAATATTATCGATGGTAACGGTGTTTGGTTAACTGAATTACCAATGAACTTAGATTATTACATTACAAATGAGTTTGGTGAAAAAGCATTGTCAAACGACCCAACTTTAGGTATACCAACCAAAGCCAAATATAGATTTAAAGTTAAGTGGCAACAACCAGCAACCTTAACTGAACAAGTAAGAAGACCATATTATTTGGTACCTAATGTTAAAGAATATGGTTGGTCAAGTATTAGTTCTGACCCAAATGATAGTACACCACCTAACCAATTAAAAAGTTCTTATTATTTTGGGTTAGATTGGAGTGGATATACTAATGGATTTACAGGGGTTGCATTGAATAATAGATTAAATGAAGTGATTGATTGTGAAGACACTTTTTATGAATTTCAATACAATAGAGTTTATACGGTTTCAGGATTAATTGACGAGTTCAAAAACGGAGGTAGAGGTAGGTTTATAGGTATTAAAGAAATTGATAGTCAAGAGTGTGATAGTAACGTAAATAAATTTCCTGTAAATGAAGGATTTAGGAATTTTGATTTATTGTATTTTATTTTTGCATTATTGTTTCAAGTTTTCCAAATTATTGGAATCCCGTTATTATTTAATTATCATTTAATTGCATTTCTTTGGAATAATTTTGCGGTTCCACTTACAATTTATTTTGGAATAAATTTTGCGCTTCAAGCAATTAACTATTGGAGTTTATTTGGTGGAGCAATTGCAGGTACAGCGGCATTTGGTGCAACTGTAGGTATGATTGTAGGATTTTTAGCTCAAGCGATATTGTATACTGCTGGAGTTGCGTTTATTATTTTCGCCTTTAGCAAAATAATAAAATTTAGGTTTGGTAGGTTTAAATTACCAATGATAACATATCCTGATTGTCAGGCGTGTGAGTGTGAACCTGAAACAACAGCAGCTAGTTCAGAAGATGCGACAAGTGAAACAATTCCAGCTGCGGGATTAATAAGTCAGTTATCTAACCCTGGATTTTATTCAGACTATATTGAGAGTCAGTTCTTACTTGGTGGAGCTAATGAGTCTGATGCACAGCTTAATGGTGTTATGTATTCTCAATCGATTTCTGGACGTGGAAGTAATATTCGTAATCCACAACAACTTAAGTCAACTCAATCACAAGTATTCACATTTTCAAATAGTGGTAAATTTTACGCTTACGGTAATACATTACCTCCAGGAGAAAGAATTAACATATATAATACAAGAAAAAAATATTTTGATAATGTTAATAAAATAAAGGTTACATTTAACTATCCAAGTAATGGTGGGTATACCGTACCAAAATTTCACTACGATAATACTTTAACGGTTTTAGCTACTCAAGATTTGGCTCCTGGTACATTATTAACTTTTGTTAATCCAAATAGAACAACCGATAAAAATTATTTATGGACAGGTTCGACAACTATTGGTGGGGTAACATTAGCGGGTATTAATGGTATTATTAAAAACGAGTCATTTGTTGCCCGTACTTATTGGGCGACTACTCAAACAACAGAATCATTTACAGATTATACTATACCAAGTGGAGATTCACAATGTTTTTTAAGTTTAACTTTAGATATTCAAATTTCAGGTACAACAACTTATTTAGATTGTGTTGGTGTTAAATATACAACCACGGCAACAACAATAGGGCCACATGTTATATCAAACTCAAATGGTATTGATATAACTTCTATTGGTGGTACCGCAACTTACAATAATGCAAATATAATAAAAGGACAAGCCTGCCAAAGATACATTTACCCATCAGATGTAGAGTATTATCAAGTATTAACCGCAATAACTATAACGACGGTTACGTCTGCAAGTGGGACGGTTTATTCTATACCTAATCTTGGTACAGGACCTAGTTTCTGGGCGGAATTAAATTCCCCAAATACAGGGTATTATCTTGGAGAAAAAGACGGTAGAGGATGGGTATTTGGTTCTACAAATAGTATTAATCTCCCATCAGATACTAATTTTAATTATCAAACATCTATATTTAATGATTTTGCAGAACAAAAAGTTTTAATTTTACAAAGAGGTGTTGACCCATATTCACCTAAGTTACCAAATAGATATGGTATTGGTCAAATTATGGGTCATAGTAATCCTGATGCTGTAGTTATTACAGGTATGACAAGAATGAATATTCCAATTCAAAAACTACCTGTGGGGTCAACCACTTCAGTTCAGCAACATAATAATCAAGATAACATTTATTCTTCATCGTATTTTTATAGCCCAGGGATTCCAAGTTCACCTTTATTTCAAACAGCATCAACAACACCTGGATTGCAGTTTTCATCATATACCACAAGTAATGTTGGATATTATGGGGCTTTAGATTCTAGTTTTACACCACCTTCAAATAAAATAACAACAAACGTTGGAGAACA